GGATATTGTTCCTGTGGTTGCGGTTGCTGAAAATCCGTGTATTTGTGTACCTGCATTGATTGCATCTCTTATCGCATTTCCTACGGTAGTAGCACTTACTGCATCGCCTGCCGTTAGTGTATAGGTATCTAATACGGTAAGCAATCCATCAATTCCTGCATAAGTTATTTTTATCGTATTGCCTACTGCGCTTGTGCCTCCAATAACTACCTTTGACACTGCGGCTGTTTCGCCTAAATGTGTGTTTGTAATTCCTAATGCCTCTGCATCCGCAACAGAAAATATTTTCTTTATTCTATTGCTTGAATTAAATCCTGTTGGCAATGTTGCTCCACTTGCATAATAATGTAAGTGTCCGCTAACATAATCAGTGCCGGGTAATGCTCTCCCAAGTCCTGATGTACTTCTGTTAAATTGTATATTTGGTAGTGCCATTTATTTTTAGTTTTAAAAAAAGCCTACCTAAATAATTAAGTAGGCTTTCTTAGTTAATAGTTGTTTAAATTTATGCTACTTGAACCAATGATGCAACACCTTTCATGTCATCTCTACCTATTGCAGAACCTAACATTACTTCCATGTTAAATATAGAACCTAAATACTCAGGCAATCCGTTTCCGTTTGAACCTGAATTGTATAATGGTGTCATTGAACCTAAAGCACGCCTAACAGTTGTTGAATGGAATGCAATACAAGCTAACATATCTGTTGTTGCAGTTGCAGCACCAAATGCCTTTGGAGATGTTGCTCCTGTTGCAAATACTGATACTACTGGCCTCATCATAATGTTAAATCCATACAATTGTGCAATTGTTCCTGTTTGCAATACGTTTCCTTGATTTTGGAATCCGTTGTAAGATGCTCTGATAACATCAGATATTGCAAATAACTGCCAAAACATATCGGTAGCCATTAACAACACTCTGTTTCCTCTTGGCACATTGTCCTTGTCTAATTTTTTAGCAAGGTTAGCAATGTCCTCTAATGTTACTGCTTTTCTTGTTCCTGTTGCACCTGGAGCAAGTGCTGTTCCTACTGCTGATCCTGTTGTAGATACGATGTTTGAAGCACCTGTTGCAGTCCAAGAAATAGCAACCTCATCACCAATACGCTGAGTAAGGGTTGAAATTTGCTGTCCTAAAACTGATTGTCTTTTGTCGTAGCTAATTTGTAACTCATCCAAGTTAGTAATCAATGTTGGCTCAAGAGCAAACTGATTAAGTGAGTAAGTTCTGTCTGCATCTGTTCTTTCATTGATTTGCAATGGAAATGTTGCAGGATTTTTTACTACTGATGGATTGCTTCCTGATTGTGGAATGTGTACTGTGCCGAATGCAACGTAAGCTGAATCGTCAATTGAATAAGGCAGGAAATCAGCATTTCTATTCAATGCTTCTTGAACATCTGCCACCCATATTTCTTTAATTAGTGCCATTTTTTATTTTTTATTTTTTAGTTATTAATCAATTTGAATTTTTGCTCCACAAGGCAAGAAAATAGTACCATCATACCAAAATGATTGAGTCCAAGTTTTACCTGCTACTCCTGTTACTACTGGCCCATCAATGCCTGTTCCAAAAGTAAATGTTTCTGTTGCTGTTGTTTTTACTTTAATGTGTAATGCTGCACCTGCTTTTAACTCACTTGAAAGAGTTAAGTCAAGTGTTGCGTTACCTGTTAAAGTAGTTAATGATGTAACAACAGTTTCGTTGTTGCTAATCGTTGCGGCTGTTGTGCCTGTGGCAGCAATTGTTAATGTACCTGCTGCACCAAATGGGTTGTTTATTGTTGCCATTTTTTATTTTTTATTTTTAGTTTTAGTTTCTTTTACTTCTTCGTTTACTTCTTCAGTTGGTCTTTCAACTCTTACATAATCCTTGCCTGTTGCTCTTTTGTAATTTACTGCATCGCTAAGTTTTTCAAAGCAATTTTCGTCATCAAAGCAAAACAACATATTTACGTTAGGATTTGCGTTCCAAATAGCTTCCATAATTAAAATCTTTTGTCTGTTAATGGATTATAGTTATTTGATAATTCCTTTGGCATTTTAGCAACCAATGAATTAAATGTGTTTGGGTCATTCTGTTGCATTTCGGCAAGTGCTTTTGGATCTTCTTTGCTCCACTTTGCAAAATCCCAACTTTCTCTTCCTGCTGGCAAATTTTCTATTGTAGATTTGTTTTCAAATATTGGTGTGTAAGCAGGCTTTAATTTTGCAAACACTTCTTTTAATTCAACATTTGATTTATTGCTTACTAAATAGATTTCTTTTGTTGCTGCATCAATTTTACCTTCTTTGATTGCATTTTCTACAAGTTCAACTTTGGCTGCATTTTCTGCTGCTTCGTTGCTTTCTTTAAGTGCGTTTAACTCATTTGTTAGTTCACCTATTTTAGCTTCTAAGTTGGCAATAGTTTCTGATTTAGCATTTACTGCTTCAACGATTGCATCCTCAGAGGCTTCGTTGCTTAATTTAAGTAATTCAGTTAATTTTATCATTTTGTTTTCTGTTTTGTTTAATATTTTGTTGTAAATATTTTGTAGTTCAAAGATATTGCTATTCATGGCAATAGACTTTTGTTTTGTAACAACTATTTCATCAATGATACCTAAGTTCATACATTCATCTGCACTCATCCAAGTTTCTTTATTCATCAAATCTTTGCACTTGTCCATTGTCATATTTGAGTTTCTGTCAAATAATATAGATAAAGAATTTGTAAGTAAATCTATTGCTTTCTCATTATCTCCTCCACTTACATTGTGCATCATAAATGTTCCGTAATCTGCCATGTATTTTTTAACACCACAAATAGCAATTACTCCTGCCATTGAGTAAGCCATTCCGTCAATGTAAGTATTACAAGGTATTTTAGAATTAAGAATTGCAGAAACTATTGAAAGTCCGTGTTGAACACTCCCACCAAATGAATTGATACGGATGTTTATTGTTTTTACTTGGTCTGAATAATTTTCGTTAAGCATTGCAATGTCCTCAGCAATATAATCACCATTAACGCCATAACCTAAGTCGGCATCATCTCCAATGTGTTTATAAATACGGATGGTTGCAACGCCATCAGAAATATTTGATAATTTGCTTAGTTCTTTAATCACGTTACAAAAATAAATCGTTACTAAAAAATTATTTTATATTTGTAACAACTTTTTTAATTTATGACACCTGAAGAAAAAAGAAAAGCACAAAAGGCAAGAGTAACTTGTGATTTGAGAGGTACTGCAAAAGCCAAATTCTTTGACGAAGTTTTAAAGACTGGCATCAAAGAATCTGAACTTGTGAGAAATATTATCTCAAAACATTATGAGGATAAACCGAATAGGTTTTAGAGTACAGGATAAATTTCAAATGTTATTTGTCCTCTTAATTTTCCTATTGCAGTTGCTGCATTAAAATTATTAAATGTAGGATTATCAAATCCACTAAGAATAGTAATTTCTAATATATTAGAATCAGTAACTGCTTTTATTTGTGCCAACTTTCCGCCTCCCGTATCATCTACAAATCCCAAAGCAACAACATCTCTTTTTGCTATTAAAAATGTTTCTAATTCCAATCCCAAACTAACTGCTGCTGAATTGCTATTGGTATAATCTTTTATTTGAATACAAACAGTAACAGTATTTCCATTTATTGAATACAAAACACTCCAATCTGCACTACTTGCAATTGTCCAAGTGCCTACATTTGCCGTCATGTAAGATGAACTATAACTTCTTGGTATCCATCTTCCAAGTCTAAATGTATCTAATACAGAAAACAATTGTGTTCCTGTTGTGTTTGAACTCCACACAAATTTTTCAATTAAATGAACATTATTATTAGAGCCATCACTAAATTGAACTGGGTCTGCGTTTGCGGCGGTTAAATTTGTTGTTGTTATTGTTCCCCAAATGCTTTGTCCACCGCTTAAAACACCTGATGCTGCATCTGAAAGATATACTTCACCATTATAATATACATATCCGCTTGTAATACTCCAACTTAAACCTGTTTGTGTTTTTATACATCCATACAATATTCCATTACCACCTTTTACCATTTGCAATGCAAGCCCTTGTATTATTTCTTTATAAGCACTCTGTAAATGGTCTAAAGTACCTTGTTTAACTGGCATCGCTGCACTTGTTGTAATGTCTGTTGTTTTTATTTTTTTCATTTTTTTTTATTTTTAAGGGTATGTAATAATATCGTAATTTATCCCACCATAAACATACAAATCTGCAAGTTGTCTGATTATCTTATCTCTATTGTTAGCATCTGTATCTAAAGCAGTCCACACCGCCACAGGAACATAAATATTAAACTCTATTGATGAATTTGCCAAGTTTTGTGCCTGTATAAAACTCACCGCTTCGCCATTTAACTTCACCGCTAAACTTGAATTTGTTTCGTTTCCGCCTACATAAAAAGCAGATTGTGCCAAAGCATTGCCAACAATGTAAATATTACTACCTCCAGGAGAATTTACAAAAGTAGTACCAAACCATTGATTTAAGGCCCACTCAAACAATAGATGTTGTGCATTGTATTTCAATCTCGGCTCAATACCTACAAATTTATCTTGTATCTTAAACCAATACGCTGTATCTGTTGGTATCTTATTGGTGTGTGCAACCCAACACTGATAAATAGCTTTGTCAATATACTTAACTTGGTTGCCTACTACATACGCTGTTGCATTGCTCCAATTAGCCGCATTATTTCCGCTTTTAAACGTTCCAAAAATTGTTGAGTACAATATCTGCAATGGCTTTAATAAAACTCTTGCAAAAGCAGAATAAACAGGCAACCTTTTTTTTGAAGGTAAAAAGTTTATTGCAAAATTATCTGTATTTATTATCATTATACAACAATGTAGTTAAGTGTGTCTGCAAAGGTATGTGTTGCGGTGGTTTCTTCTTCAACATAACCTGAATAAGTTTGATAATTTACTCCATCAATTCCTGTGGATAAATTAAACAATGTGCCTGTGCCATACGCTGCTGTGTTTAGCCTTACTAATATTCTGCTCAAACTTACCGTTACAACTCCCTCTGCCCCTTGCATAGCATCTACAACCGCTTGTGTGCTTATCGTTCCGTTGAATGGTAAATTAGCCATGTACGTTTCTAAGGCTGTGGTAACATTTGCCTCAATAACATTGGCATATTGTCCATTGTAATAAATATCGGCTGCAACCTCCATCTTATCACTATTGGCATTAATAATTATGTAAGCTATTCCCGCAGGATTAAACGTGCCTATGTATGTATTAAGTTCTGCTAATTCTCCTGATGAAACTGGCACCGGTGGCTCATTTTTTGCAACTTTAATTAATACCGTTCTATTTGGTGAGGTAACTACTGCACACCTTGTTAAAATTTTGTTTGCCTCATTAATAACCGGGTATTCAATTACAAATGTAGATGTGTTTAATTGTGCTACATTGCCTTTTTGATACTTCAATACTTTGTTGCGTGTCCATTGCGGTGTGCTTGGTGCTACTGTTGCTGCAATAGTTTCTAAATCTGATTTGAACAAATCTTGCAACTGCTCAAATATAGCTATGCAGGATGCTACAATAAAAAAATACAAGTTCCATTTTGCGGTTTGACTTGTTGATGTTAGGCCATTCAATGCAGCTTCGGCATTCTTGGCATCTAACATACTTTGCTTGATTTGTGCTACCGTTCTGGCCATTATACTATTGATGTTATTAATCCATTTGTAACCGTAACCGTTTTATTATCAACTGTGGTAAAAGTGCCTGAAACTCCACCTGTAAGCACATAAGTTTTTGTTTGCGCAGGTGTTGCTAATTTCGTAACTCCACTTTGATTTATAACTTGCTTTTCTGTGCCTGTCAATGCTGTTGCATTCGGCAATTGTGATATTTTTTGTTTTGTTTCCATTTTATAAGTCTATTATTAAATCGTAACTACTTTCTGTCATTAATATTGTACCTTCTTCTGTTGCCAATGCTATATCATCAGGGATAAAGCCTGTTCTTATTGTTGTATTGTCAATTATTGGATCAACATTTAAAACTAATGTATTTACATCTGCATCTATTGTTGGCAAATTTACTGATGTTACATCTAATCCTGTAACTTGGTAACTAATAATATAATCTTGGATGTTTGTATGGTCAAAATTTTGCGTTTCTGACCTCCTTAAAAACTTGGTGTTGTTAGGTGTACTCCATCCGTGTATTAACTCGTTTAAATCTTGTTTTAGTTGAAGGATGTCGGTGTCCTCAGTCTTATAGCTTTCAAATCCTAAATGAATATTTATCTGCAATGTTCCTCTTTGTCTTAAGTTAAGGTCATCAACATAAGAAGTATCTGCAAACTCAATAAAGCAACAAGGATAGCCAAATGGCACGTTTACATC